ATATTGTACCCCCATATTAAAAGGCTGCACCCTTTACGAATGCAGCCAATACTTAATTATTTTTTTAAAATCATATCAATTTTTGAATGGACTATATCTAATAACCCTGTTACTGTGCTGTTTCCGCCGTCTCTCATGTTCTCTAAGATAGATAAGAACTCAACAGAACCAAGATACAGCCATACTAGATTGACCGCAAAAGCATAGTTCCCAGCCATGAAATCAAAGCACCATGCTGCAGCAGTTGCTAGGCAATAAGTGAGCACCTTTGTTACAAAGGGCTTTCTCATATGCTTAGAGGATATTAACCCCTTGCCCCAAGCGGCAGGAATAGCGATATACTTATCAGAACCGCTTATATTCTCTGGGCTAGCCCCTAAATCTAGCAACATTTGATAGCCGATAGCCGCCCATTTTGTCAGTAAGTCAAGGAATACTAACAAAATGAATATCCCTAACACCTGCACGTGTTTCAATCCAATCATATATATAGCGATTTCAGCAACGAATGCCAATATAGCTTTTAGTACAAAAGACTCTGTAAGAGTTCGCCACGCCTCACTCATGAAATTTGTTAATTCTTGCATTTATTCCCCTTACATTGAATACAAAAATCTACTAGACATTAACCCAAGTTTTAGATGTTTTATCAAAACGCTTTGAGCTATCTTGATTGTATATTGTTGTTTGATTTGAGTTAGAAAGCGTGATGAGGGCCGTTACATTTGAGCTTTCATTTACAATAATTGTTAATGGCTTAGACGGTAAGAAATCATCAAACAATGTTGTATCTGTTAGGGAGAATAGAGGTATATTTACATATGAAAGGCTACTAGAAGAAAATGCCGTATTACCGATTCTTTTAGCTTTAGGAAGATTTACTCTTTCTAATTTCCATAAGGAATTAAATGTATTGTCTTTTACCGTTGTAACCTCTGGAAAATCAATCTCTGTAATAGTATTATCAGAGAAATCGTTAGGCCCTAGTTCGGTTTTTACATCGTTATAGCCAGTCACACGATATGTGCCGATAGACTCATCTAAAAGGTTGAAATATTCGAGTTCAATATCATCAGCCATAAATGGGCTATCTAAATTTAATCGGCCGTTGCCGTCGTCTCCGAGGCTTATGCCGTTTTCTACGCCTTTACCACGTAAAGCAACTTTAAAATGAGGTGTGCCATATACATTGATATAAAATTGTCCTTTTAAAGGTTTATCAAATTCAAGAGGTTTAACAGGCATATCAATGCTGTTGCCCATTAATTCAACGAGCTTAGTTAATACAGTATCGAGCTGCGCATTAGGAAGATAAATATTCTTACGCTTTAACGCCGTAAGAGCATTATTCACTTCTACTTTAGCTTTGAGAGACTCCAGCCACTCTTGACGAGTACCTCTAAAGCCCTCTAATTGTGCGATGTCGTAAGCGCTTAAACCGTCAGCGCCATTGTGGCCGTCCTGTCCATTGTCGCCTTTAATGCCCGGCATAGTGAGATTAAGGTTTATAGGTTTATCGCCTAATCCCAAATTAATATTTAAAGGTTTGTCTGCTAACTCAACTAAGATTTTTTGAAGTTCGTTTGGCATAATTATTTCTCCTTTTAATTAATGCATTGATACATCACGAATGAATGCTATATCACCCATGATCAGTTTAAATACGTTAGTTCCTACTGTAAGGAATACGTCGTATTCGCCCTTGGTGTAGGCTTTATCGATTTTCAGCGTTTCAGCGCTTGGAATGGTAACGTATACAGTCTTATCCTGTATCTTTGTTTCTGCCTTACATAGCAGCTTACCTTGAATACTGCGAACTTTGCATATTGCATGCCCTGCTGATATATCCATATCAGTAGTTAGTGTATATGCTCGCCGCCAGTCAGCCCCTATATGCAAAGTTTCGTTTTCTTTGCGTATAAAGTCCATATATACCCCCTTTACCAGAATGAAATTATGAGTAAGTCAGCCTCTCCGTAATAGCCAAATTTACCAGAATTATAAAAGAAATAGAAATAGCCCTCTTTAGTTACGCCGCAGCCTCTATACCAGCGGGCGTCATTGTTTTGACTAGCTGCATTATTCTTCGCATAACCTCGGCCATATGAGAATGTTCCACCGTCTGGGCTATCTCCGTTTGGAAAGAAAACTCGATTTTGCAACGGCTCGCCATGTAGCCAATATCCGCCTTCGAGGTCGTCCATCCTGCCACCGTCTGGCTTTCCGTTCCAGTACATCGAATATCGGTTATTGAAGTCATGTATCTTGCGCATATCCTCATCGCTAAAATATCGACCATTTAATTTATATGAGGCCTCTTTATTCATTTTTACGTTAGTTGCATAGAATAAACAGCGCTCGTAATTGTATCCGCTAGGCAGGTTAATCTTTTGGCCGCTTACAACGTGCACACTCATAAAGTTAGTATTTTTAAGCGGTTCGCCGTTTGCATATACGCTGTTTGCGTCTATCCTAGAGCCTGTAATATTTACACCTCTAATATTGCCTTCTGCGTCAACGCTAAACGTATTAGACGCATTTTTAATAACGGTACCTGTAATAGTGCCGCCTCGCAAATCGCCTATATTGGCCGAGATAGCTGCTAGGTTGTCAACATGGATATTCTCGGCGCTAACTGCGCCAGCTTGTATCATACCTTTAGCGATAATATTTTTATCAAATAGAGTTTGTCCAGTAACATGCAAAAGCTTTCCGTCAATATTAGTGCCTGCTGGTGTTAAGTTAATACGGCTTATAAGTTCCTTGCCGTCGAGCTTTCCGAGTGCATTTGTTACTTTGAGCTCTATTCCATTGGATATTTGAGTGATTTGTGAATTTACATTACTGTTTAAATCACTCAAAGAGCGCTGAAACGCACTCGCTTGGTCGATGAGTTTATTCTCAAAACCATCAACGCTAGTCTTGACTGTGCCGACTTCGCCTTTTAGATCATTAATAGCCTTATCCATATTAGATATGCCGAGGCTTTCCATATCGAGTAGCTCTTTATCAATTTTAGCTTTTACTGTTACGCTCACGGCCTCTGTAGTAGGGCCCTCGCCGAATATATCAACGTAAGCCACTTTTACGTTGTACACGCCAGCCTCTAAAGGAATACTCAAAGCGTTCGTAGTAGTGAAATATACTTTACTATCTACATATACATTAGCGCCCTTACAGTTCGCAGGAATAGCCTCAAATGTAACGCCTATGCCATTGATATTAGCGGTTGCTTTGAGATTGGTCGGCCGTTTAGGCTGTGGCACGTTATAAGTCAGTTCAGCAGGTGCTCCATAGCCTTTAGCTGGGTTGTGAGCGTACAAGTAGACTTTACCAGTCCGATTTTGTAACGTTCCACTGTATGTGGTGTTATTACTACGGCCGATTAAGCCATCATTTTGGCCTGCGTTTAAGTCAAGCCGTAGCTCGTAATAATCTACATCGGCATTTCTAACCTCTAACCAGTTGAAATGAGCCATATCGCTAAATGAAATAGAAAAGCCTAGCGGCTTGTTCGGAATTTCACTCTTTAGCTCTACAGTAATACTCTTAGATACGCCCTGCGAGGTGTTTCCGTGTGTATCTTTAACAACGGCTTTAATCTCGTATGTATGGCCTAATTCACAGCCACTTATAATGACTTGCCCCTCACCTGCGCCGCCATATTTCCATTGACCGCTAGGCTCTCTATACCAGATTTCCACAGTATCAAGGCTGTTAATAGTAGGCACGTTAAACTCTGCCACCACGTCGAATGACTTAACCCTATTAGTGATCTCGTAGTATTTAGTATATAGAGTAAGGTTTGTAACCTCTGGTATGAAGTACGGCGTTAAGGTGTATTGATAAGCCTGCACCTCGTCGAGCTCTTGCTCGTTGCTACCGAATAAGTTCATTGAGGTGAATTTGAGGTGTATTGTTTTCCCTATATCCTCTTTGCGATATGGGTATCTAAAAATGGCCTCATCTACACGCACAAACCGCTCGCCAGCGTTATGACTGATTGCATTAGTACCATATTGACCTCGTACAAGGCCGCTCAATGAAAATTGGTTGTTAGGGCCCATATTAGCGCCCTCATAACTGAACGCCTCGCCATTCACCCAGCAAAGCGTATTCGCTCTTTCGGCGTCAATGTGCGTTCCGCCTTTGAGTACACCTTGATTAAGAGTAACATCGCAGGCGTTCGCTGTTTCGTTGAATGCTAACCGAGTGCGGCCCATTCGTGCCTGTTGTGTAATCGATCCTATACGGCTGTAATTTTCGCCATTATCAGATAACCATACAGAGCAACCACCCCAACCGCTCGGAGCATTAACGCCTATAAATACTTGATTACCGCCTACATCGCCTACAGTTTGGAAGATTGCCACGTCATTTACGCTTGGCGCTGCTTGGTTGTAGTCAATGAAAGGCCGCTCGTTTTCATGCACATCATAACGAGCTGGCGCATAAGTACCAGCAGGCTTGCCCTCTGCTGTAAATTCAAGTTGTCCGTCTGCCGCCTCATTTACTGCGGTAATTACTACAATTTGCTTATTGAGCTGGCAGGCCTTATCTGTAAGCGTTACTAAATCACCAACCTCGAGAGTACAGAACGCCCAATCTAGCCTAAATGTGTATTGAGTTTTAGCGTATAAGCGTTTCATAGCCAGCTGTTCAGCGTAGTATTGAGCCCTAGCCTTTGTATATAGGTAGTGAGCAGTCTTTTTAGAGGCAGGTTTTAAGCCGTTGCGCTGTACATCAGCCACTACCTCAAAGGATACTGTTTCTTTCTCGTAGCCATTAGCACGATTAATGAACTCAACTGTTGCCTCATTATAGGCCTCGCTCGTATCTTTCCGCTTATATAAGATAAGCTGGCCGTCTGTGCCTGCGATAAAATCATCTGCCGTAAGGTCGTATTGAATTTGGTTCGCAGGCGTCCATGTGCCTATTGGCTTATCGGCTAAAGGTACGATTTTAAGCCTGTCAGTGCTCCAGAATACAAGGCTATTCGTAATCTCGGCTATATCATTGATAATGCTTTGAGCTTTAGCGCTCTTTTGCTCTGGCGGTGTGCTGATTAATATATCAGCCGCCTTGCAGTACGCTCTAAAGTTTTCAATACCCTCAATTTGTACATCTGCCCCAACTGATTGCAGCACATGCTCGATATAGTCCGCTGGGTTAACGTCTACGCCGTCGCCTGTATCTCTGAGCTTGCCGTACACCTCGAAATTATATTGCGGTAAGCTGCCACGCTCGCCCAAATCAACAACACCAGCCATATATGCAAGTCCGCTATATGGTAGCGCTTTCTCTGGGTGTTTAGAGAGCATATACGGCCACGGAGTTTGAGCAGCCTCGCCATTAAATAAAGTTAGCTCGATTTTTTCATTCGGATATTGATATATTTCTTTATCACGCCACACCTTACCAATACCAGCGATAGGCCCCTCGCATAGAGCGATAGCTGCAGCTACTGTATAGGTATAGGTAATATTTGTATGCTTTGAGCCGCCGCCCTTACCAGTTCTGGTAGTGGTTTTATGCTCGTGTGCGGTGAAATCTTCATAATCAATGATGTTACCGCTTACTCGAGTAGTACCCAATATCTCTGGAACTACCTCACCATATGAGGCTGTATTGATTTGAAAATCTGCGATCATATCGGCTCGGCTAGTTGTACTTTTGCCTCTAAATAAAAAGCCCATTATTTACGCTCCTCTCTAAATCTATACACAGCCCTCAAACGTGAGCGGCCTTTCTTATCATAGAAAATTACATCATCGAGCTTGGATATAATCACGCCATAATCAACAAAAGCATGAATTACTAGCCCTTTACCAATATATATAGCGCCGTGCGAAATACATCGGCCATATTGATATAGCAAAAAATCTCCAATTTCAAGCGGAGAGCCCTCTTTCACTTCATCGGCGACTTGTTGCACGTATTTAAGATATTTCTCTTCTGAGTGGTGTAAATGCCACTCGTTAGAGTAGTTTTCTATCCGTAGCCTATCAGCTTTCATGAGGCCACTATCAACCACTGCAGCCACTAACAAATAAGAGCAATCGACGCCAGCACCTTTCACCATTGAATTATTAGCGTAAGGTGTGCCCAGCCACTCAATCGCAGCATTAGCTATCCTTTCGCCTGTAGATAAAGTATTCATCGTATGCTCTCCTTTAGTGGTACATAAGGCGTTGCCCTGTTCCTATTCCAGTTATTGAATTTATTCTTGCATTCCGTAGGCGTCTTATTGCAGCCTGCGTAAATATAGAATTGGTCGCCAACTCTTGGGCTTACTTCAAGAGCGCTCATATACAGAATTACGCCGTCAACGCTTTGTAATATCTGTGTAGATTGCCCTGCCAATGGGCCAGTGATCCAATCAATACCGCCAGCCGTGTAATAGCCATTTGTGAATGGAATATCAATTCTTACGGAATTAGGGCCAGAGCCTAAAGCTGTAACCTTGCCGCTCTTTCTGAATTTTGAAATATCAACGCCGCACTCTTTTGAATACACACTAAAGGGGCATTGTGGATAATACCGCCGATTCGGATATTCGATATTGAGCTTTTGAACGATTGATTTAACATTGAGCTTTAAGGTAAGGCCGCCGCCTTGGCTGACCTCACATAAGCCAGTAAATAACCCTACCGCCCCTATAATGGTGTAGTTGTCGTCAAAGAATGCTCGTTTTAACGTCATTTGAGCGCCGTCAAAGCCACCATTATGAGCTACAGCCATAATAGGAACGCCGCCGATTTTATCCTGCTCATTCGTTGAAATGCTAACCGTCATTTTATCAACGCTTACACTGCTATTAGTGGTTATCTTATCCCTTACGATAATAGGGCCGTCTGACTTATAGATTTGGCCGTTATATGATACGTCGGCGTCTGAGTCGGCCCAATAATAAGTAACGCCACTGCGCAAGCGTAACTCGTAAAGGTCGCAGCTCATGAAATATTTATCATTATTGAGGTGGTTTCGTAATACCTCATTTACCTCTTTCATAATGCGCCCCCTATCGAGTTGATACTAATTTGAATGATTTAGATTTATAAACGTTAGTGAAAATATACTCGGCTGTCATATCGCCGCTAAACCGCACTAACCAATAGTAGGTATAATCTGCGGTTATAACTGCGTTCGGCGCTACTGTTTGGCCTTGCGCTAACTTGATAACGCCTTTATCGCTAACTGCACGAATCGGCGTACCATTGGCGTATAGTTTCAAGTCCTCAATATGATAAACAGGCTCGAGGAAGTCGCCGAATTTTCTCACGGCTTGCCATGAACCCTCTGAGCCTGTGCCGAGTTGTATGCCCTTTTCTTGATTGTCCTCGGGGTCTAACCACAAGAAAGGAATTGTACCGCCCTTTGTCTTGGAATAGAACCCCATGAGTTCCTTATATTCCGCTGGCTTTAGTACCTCGAAATCTGTCGAAATCGTATATTGCGGATATTTCCACGTTGTCATGGTCCGCACCTTACCAGAGCCAGTTGTCTTGATTTTAGTATCCCATTTTTGTATTTTTTGAGATTTCCACCCCAACGAAATAATCTTAGGGAATTTCAATAAATCTGCCATGCTACCACGTCCCCGCTGTTGCTATGAATTCCCTATCTTGATTTACAAGGAATTGACGTAAGGCTCTGCCGCCTCGACTTTCAAGGAACCCGCCAAAGCTTTCGGCGTCAATCGCATTAATATTGATAGTAGCGCCGCCAGTACCTGCACCACCATTCGCGCGGTTGATTCCGTCGCCTAATCGGTCGAATACTGTATCAGATAACGGGAGAACAGCCTCTTCATATTTGCCCTCGCCAATTTGTGCAAGGGTAGCGCCATAGGTAAGACCACCCTCGGCCAGTTTTGGCATGCTTTTATTGCTAAACATAGCGCCAAAGTTGCCGCCTTTGAGTGAGCCGCCTAAATTGCCGACGTTACTCAATGCGGTGGCTTGTGCTATACCTGCCGCCGTGCTACTGCTCCAAGCAGCTAACCCAGCCGCCGCACTAGCGCCAAACGTTGCCATACTAACCTGTTGAGCTAGTTGAGACCATGCAGGGAGTTGAGCTTGTGCCGCTGCAATGCTGGCCGCTGTTTGTTGCGACTGTAGCATTTTGCCAAGAACGGCCTGCTTAACTTGTGCCGCTACCCATTGAGCCAAACTATCGGCGATTGTTTTGAGTATTGCTTTACCCATATTTTGAAAAGCCTGCGTAATCGTCATAGTGCCTTGCAATAGTCCAGAAATGCCCTCTTGCAATTTATCAATACCAGCGCTTGCAGCATCCCATATCAGCTGTTGGCTGTTGAAATGGCTGTTCATTACTGCGTCTTGATATTCTGTAAGCAATTCTTTCTTTAAATCATAGCTTTGTTGAGTGGCTACATATTCATCATTAAGCGCTTGCTGTAATGCCTCAAAGTTCTGCGTCCGCATAGCCTCGTCAATGTTCCATTTTTCTTCTTGTAGCTCTCGTTGTAACTGTGCAGATTTAGCATTAAATTCTTGTTGTTTAGCAAGAATCTCCTCATTCTTCATTGTTTCAAAAGAAATCATGCCGTCTGTTGTTTGCTCAAACGCAACACCGCGAGCTTTTAATTCAGCTATATATGCTTGCTGTCCTTTAGGGTCTAACTTCACAAATTTATCTTGCATTTCTGCATACTTATCTGTAATTTCATCAATAGCATCCATATAATCATGTTTCAGCTGCGTCATAGGTGATACGCTGCCAGTAGAATCCTTAGGTGCTATGTTGAAATTGAAATCTTTTACATAATCTCGTACAGATTGCTCAATTTCTAGTAGCTTTTGAGCCTCTTCCTGCTTGGCTTTAGCGCGTTTATCTGAATAGATAGCCTCTAGGTTGGCTAAATCCTCATTATAATTGACATTTGCGGCTTTTGATTTGTCGAGTTCCTCAAGTTCTTGCTTATATTCAAGTTGTACAAGTCCTTGCTTGTCACCCAACATTTCAAGGTAAGATTGCAGTATTTTTTCATGCGTTTGTTTGGCCTCTTTGACGAGTTCGTCTTGTTTACTCGAACCACCGCCACCGCTGCCACCACCACTACCACCGCCAGCGTCATAATCAGCACCAGCACCGCCGCCATCACCGCCAGCGCCAATACCAGCATCTCCGCCGCCAGATAAGCCCTCAGTGATTTGCGAGGCCATATTAACACCAGTATTTACAATATCTTGCGCCGTGTCAGCGCTGATAGTATCAACCTGTTGAATCGCTGTGAATGTTCCGCCGAAAAATTTTGCAACTTTCTCGCCTACGCTATTGAGTTTGTTAATCAACCAGTTAAGGGCTTCTATAATCTTATTCACGCCCCAAACAGCGGTATGAACGATTGTAGAGAATACCGAGCTTAACGTATTACCAAACCCATTAGAGGCTGCCGCTGCTGTTGCAAATACAGTTACGAGCGTCATAATTACGGATATTAATATTCCGATTGGGTTGGCTCTCATTACCAAATTAAGCACCCGCTGCGCCGTAGCTGCCGATAGTGTACTGCCACGCAATGCCAAGAATAAGGATTTCAATACAGTAGTCCCCATTGTTAGCGCCCCGACTGTCAATATAGTGCCTTGAATTGCCACTCTGACCGCCGTCATTGCCACGCCGTAGGCTCTAGTCGCTACTTCTGAGGCTAATTGTGCCGTTTTCAATGCTACTGTCTTAACTGTCAATGCTGCCGTCTGAGTACCGCATAATGCCATAGCCGCCCTATATGTAGTAAACGCTACAACAACGGCCAATACGGCTGCGCTAACCCTTGGCATGGTAGTGATAAATAAGCTTGTAAAACTGCGTATTGTTTGGCTTATTACTGCAATAATCGCTTTCAGCCCGTTAAATGCAGCGCCTATGATGCTAATCGAGGCCGAGGCTGTAACTGCCATAGTACGAATTGCAACGCCAACGCCTTGAACGAATGCTTGAAAGTCGCCATTTTGAGGAATAGCTGAAAGCTGTTCAAGTACAGGCTGAAAGGCTAATAACATTTCATTCTGGATAGATTGACCTACTTCGGCGAACGTCATCGGAATTTCAGCAAATTTTGCATTTGTTTCCTCGGCACTATTGAATAATGCCTCTTTGATGATGTCGGCTGTAATCAACCCTTGAGATGACATATCTTTTAATTGACCTACAGTAAGGCCCATTTCTTGCGCAATAGATTGGGCGAGCATTGGCGCGTTTTCCATAATGGAATGGAATTCATCGCCTTGCAACTTACCAGCCGCCATAGCTTGCGTCAATTGATACATTGCCGCGCTTGATTCTTCAATGCTAGCGCCCGAGATTTTGAATTGCTTATTCAACTGCTCGACGAACATAATCGCTTCATCATTCGAGCTGAATGCATCTTTTGCCAGCATATTAAGCTTAGCCACACTATCAGCCATGTCTACATAGCTACCACGGGACCGCTGCGCCGCGTCGAATACCTTATCCATGATTTCAGCCGTGGTCTGTGTTCCGTCATTAATAAGGTTAATTCGAGAGCGTACGCTGGTTAATTGGTCGGCGGTCTGTGCTGCTGCCGTTGCCACGTCTTTGACTGCTGTCGCTGCCAAACTAATGCCAGTAACAGCGCCAGCAAATTGCAAGCCCTTATTGACTTGGCCCATTATGGATTTAATTTCATCACGAATGCCAGCCGCCTCTTTGGCTACTTTGCTGCCCGCCTCTGATACGCCTTTCGGTAGGTCGGTACTTAGCTTATTGGCAACTTTATTTATGGCCGCCTGTGCCTCTGTGCTGTCGGCACTAATTCGTACATTGATATTACTATCTGCCATTATCTATATTTCACCCCCTGCCTCTCTAAATTCACGAATAAAATCCGCCTCATCTTGGCGCTTTTGTGCATCTGTAGGCGGATATAAAATATCTATAAATTTTTTCGGCTCAATTGCTTTTGATAATTGCGTGTTCATGATGTTTGTTACCCAGAACGCTCTATTCTGGTCTTGGATTTTGCAACGTCGTTCATAGCCCTGTACGAGTTTCCTATACTCAATAGGCTGTAATCGCATTAATTCCCAAGGTTTTAACTCGAGTACGCTATACGCAATTTCTTCGGCATTTCTCAGCCATAAAGAAAAAGAGGGGGCGCGTTGGCCCCCGTCTAGTTTTTTAGTTGTTCGGCCTCTTCCTCGATTGCCAATTTATCGGCTTTTGTAAGTTCATCGGGGAACATTTGATAATACATTTTCATGCCAAATGCACCGCTCGCAACAATCGCTTTCATCAATGGCGCTTGTAGCGTTAATAAACTTATTTCGCTTTCATCGTCAGAAAGCAAATTATCAATCAATTCATAGTATTGTTGAGGATTCCGCTTGTGCTGTTTCATGCCGATAGCGTAACCAGAAACAATGCTATTAATAGGCCAAGTCGGCATTTGTAAAAGTTCGCCAATAGGCTTGCCTACTGCCGCCTCAAATTCCATAAGGCGCTGCATGTTGAACATAATATAATCGCCGTCTCTAAATAAATTACATGTAACTGTTTTCATAAATAACTCTCCTATTGTTTAGCGCTAAAAAAGTAGGATTATTCTGTTAAATTAGCCGCCAACCGCTGGGCTGCCTGCTGGTGCATCTTGTAATTCAGATAAAGGACCGACGCCATTCAAGGACCCTTTATAAGTCGCCACGCCGTCATGAGGTGTTTGGATAGAAAGCTCTGTAACGCTGGCAATACCAGTGAAGAATGTTTTATCTGGATATTCAAACTTGATCATGACATTATCGCCATTTAAGAAAGCTTTTTCTAACAAAGTAAGACTTTCCTCTTTAGGCATAAGTAATGTTTCAAGAGCAAAGCTCCATTCTTTAAGGCCTGCAATAGTGGACTTCCAGCCACCAGAGCCCTTATGAGAGGCGTCGATAGAGTCAGCCTTACGAGATAAGTCGCCAGAGCGTTGACCGCCTAATAGTAACCATTTAGCGCCTGCTTTTTCGTTTGTACCTACATTCAAATATAATAGGTAGTTCTTGCCTGCTGTAGGCATATCCACGGCCGCTGGTTTGTATAATGTTTCTGCCATTAATAAATACCCCCTTTAGTATTTAGATTTTCTTTTAAATCGTACATTTTAGCCTCAAATCGGTATTGCGTACCAATAAAAGGCCTCATGCTGTCGTGATCGTCTGTTTTGTTTGTGCAGCGAATGTCAATAATCTGATAGCCGCTTTCTTGCAATACACAATATTCCCCATTAAGTGCGCCGCATTGCTCTCTAAACTCGATTAAGATTTTCTCTATCTTGCTTTCAAGAGCTGCTATCTGCTCATAAGCTACATCGAACTCATGACTATCTGATTTAGTCCAGCATTCAATGTAAAACTCTTGTTTGAGCATGTTATGCACATTTTCATCGGCAGGCATTGCCTCGCCTCGGCCTAGCATTACCATTCCGAGAGAGTCTACTCCAGAATTTTGAGGACTTAAAAAGCCGAGCTTGACTCGTCCGTCAAACCCAGCTTTCTCGATTGCGTATTTAATTTTATTCAATAATTCAAGCCACATATTAGCCACCTCGATATAGAGGAATACTTCTATACCCTACATACTTATCTGGCCGCCCTGTGAGCTGTTCCGCTGTGATCTGAGACTCTAAAACCGAAATTCTATTATTAATATATTTCAACTTCTTAGAGTAAAAATCATCATCTTGGCCGTTTCTGCTGTATTGCCCAGTTAAAGAGGCGGCTTTATTGGAGCAGGTTTCTCGGTAGCAGTAGAGCGTTACGAGCTCATCTGCAACAAAAGAGCGAATGACATCGCCCTCTTGCACGCCTAGCCTTTTAGCCAGTACATATAGCCAATTTTCAGCTTTCTTCAAAGTGCTTTCTAGCACATTAGGCCCTAGTAGCTCATCATCGAATATCATGCTTTGAAATTCGTATAGCATATTTCAAACCCCTTACAGTTTAATGTGCAGCTCTGTTCGCTTAGCCCCTAGCTCTACATTACGAGCTATTTCGCCAAGCGATACATTAACAGCTTTCGAGAATATATCATGAACAGCCTCTCGGCTATTATCAAGGGCCTCATATAAGAATTGGTCTGGCTGTGTACCTCTATGAAATACACGTTTAGCAAAGACAAAGCCATTGCCACCAGCAGGAACCCAGCGCAAGGACTGCTTTTCTCTAGGAAAAATATAATGCGCTCGTGTTCCCTCATGTACGAAAGGCCCATAAGGTGCGAGGTTATTGTCGATATATACCTCTGCTGTTTTATCGCCAATCATTCGCACGTCGATAGCCCTTTCAAGCTGGCCGCTGCGAGAGGTAAAGCGATGAGTGCGTTGTGCCTCTTCCTGTACCTCTCGAGCGCTGGCTCTTATAGCTTGTCGTAGGCGTTTTTCAAACACCTCTCTAGCGTTCATGATTATTTCTTACTGGACTTTGTAGCCTTTTTGCCCTCGCCGTCTGTCGGTTCTGTTTCTGGGTTTTCATCGCCTACGCCGCCCTCGCCGTCTGTCGGTTCTGTTTCTGGGTTTTCATCGCCTACGCCGCCCTCGCCGTCTGTCGGTTCTGTTTCTGGTTCAAATTCTGGCTCTAATACAAAGCCCTCATCAAGCCATAGCTCGAGAGTGCTTTCATCGTCTGTGTATCGAACCTCATTCATACGAACTACTCTATATTTATTCATAATTACCCCATAATTAAGCGCCAAAGTTTACCCACAAGGACGCTAAGCGGTTCTTAGGAACCCACACGTCATGGAACTTTCTATAATCGATAGCCCATGCGTCGGCTTGTTGGTTAATAGTTGGATCAAAGATACGCATTTTGTCTGTTTTAGATACTGCAATAGGAGCTTTACGGCTCATAATAAGCCAGTTGATAGCTTTTGCGCCTGTATCAGCTTTAAATCCGCCTTTTTCTTGGCCTGTAGTTTTGCCGTCATTGAAAATGTATTGAGATTTCAAGCGTGCGCTAGATACTCCGATGATAGGAATTTCATTATAGGTTCTAACACGAGTATTGTATTGGCCTTGGGTAAAGTTAGCTACATTGAGCATGCCTTTAGCACCTACTGCCTCATTCAAAATACCTTGAATACGTGCGCTCATTACGATTACTAAATCGCCAGTTTCACCGATTAAGTCCTCAATTTCCATAATTTCTTTGTTAAGTTGCTTGATAATATTGGTATCATCTGGAGTGAAAGCGTCTGTTTTGCGGCTTTCTTGTTTTGCATATGCAGCGATTTTAGAGTAGCGATAAGAATCGATTTCAGGTATTACCTGTTCCTTTTGGAATGTAGTCATAACATTTGTCGCTGTTGCTACGAAGTTTGTTTCGTCCACGTCCATAGAGTCGAGAGAGAATTTACGGCCACGGTCTTGGGTAAGTTTGAAGTCTTGGAATTTCAAAGATACAGAGCCTCGGTTGTAGCCGTTATCACGATCGTAGTTAGCCAAGCCGTCAACGGAAAGAGTAGGAATTTTAACGGTATCGCCGCCGTTGTATTTAACCTCGCCAGCGTTGGCCTCCATAAAGCCAGATGTAGCACCAACTAGCATTTGTTGATCTAGCACCTTTTGAAAATTAGCAGCCGTTTGTAAAGTGTTAATTGCCATTGATTAATACCTCATTTCGTAATTAAATAATTAAGCCTCGCTAGGCGGTTTAATGCCTGCGATTTTGTACATTTCAGCTAATTGACTATTGCCGTCATTCGCATTGCCTGCACCTGCACCGCTGCCGCCGTTTTGCGCCGTTTTAACAGCGTAAGGCTTGTCAGCAAGAAATGCCGTTGCACATTCCTCGATAGTGCCGATTGTGCCGTCGTCCTTAGTCCAGCCATAAGAGCCGTCTTGCTGTACGGAAATCTGTCCAGCTATGAGCTTGCTGAATGTTTCGGCGTCTGTACAATTAGCTTTTGTGAGCGCTGCGATTGTTTGAGCGCTGATTTCGGAATTAGTACGTTTTTCAATCTCTGCTTGTCGAGCTTTCTCGGATTGCTCATACTTATCTGTAAGGCCTTTGAGTTGTTTCTCTAAAGCTAAGATTTCTGGGCTTTTTTCGCCTTTGTGAGCCTCGTATTCGTCAACCTTACCCTTTAACTCATCACGTGCTGTAGTTAAATCGGTAATCTGTTTCTCGAATTTGAGGCGGTCGGCTTTGGCTCCCTCGTTAATGCGAGAGATTTCGCCTTTAAAGCCTGCCACGAGGTCTTTACCACCCTCGAGATTTTCAAGTGCTGCGTACAATTCTGCTAAAGTCATGAGTCTTTCTCCTTTTCGTCATGAAATTTGCCACCTTTCGGCTCCCCATAATTAGTGGCAATATAAAAGGCCCATGCATTCACTTGCATAGGCCTGTAGGTCTAAATTATTTGTTTTTCTTTGGTGTTCTAGGCTCGAATGTTTCACCATTCCAGCCTCTTGCGTAGTCTTTCCAGTTAGCTTTACCGCTTTTAACCTCTTTACTACCGCTTATGCCGAGTAATTTCTCTCTATGATCTCGAGAAATTGACTCTATATATCGCTTACCGCCCTCGTCTGTATTGTCTTTTGCTTTGGTAATATCTACCTCAAAATCAAATACAGGCGATATTCTACACATGCAATGAGGGTGAGCTGGTAACGTTGGGAACTTATCTTTTGGATATACACCCTTACCTAAGCCGTATAAATCGGCGTTAGCGTAAAAGTCGCATATATCATAGCGAGGGTGTCGGCTCGATAACGTCCATTTCAAAGCTACTACATCATCATCGTCTTTATATCGCAGCATTTTGCCGTCGGCGTAAGCCCTAGCCATTTCTGTACGAGCTATTCGCTCGGCGTTGTATCGTGCCTTTTCTTGCACCGCCACAGTAACAGCTCGAGAAAGGTCTATAGCGTTGCCCTCGTCAACCGCTTGAATTAATTCAGAATAGGCTGCTCGTAGGCTTGGCGTTGTGTTCTGCTGCACTAGCCGCTCTGTGCGTCTAATGGTTCGCTTAAATCGAGCTAATTCATCATCATTGAGCGATTGCGGCGGCTTTAATGCTCTAAGTCGTTCAATATGCTTGGGGAGTTTATCGGTAGCGATAATGCCACCCTTGCCATAGCCCTCGAATATCGAACGAGCAAGGGCTTTTATACCCTTGCCACGTTTTAATGACTGAGCGATAATTGCCGATGTCTCTCGACGCACTTTATGAGCGTTGCGATGTAGTCGTTTAGAAAGATTTAAGCCGTCGCTTGCCCAAGCGGCTCGCACAGCCTCACTAATTGATTGAGTTGTGTAATTAAAAGGTCTATGCCCTGCCACCGAGAGCGGTGTAAGTACACTATGATAGGCCTTATTGAAATTTTCCACCATATCAGCCGTCAGAGGACTCTCTAGCATTTCCATAATAGGATAAGACTTATAAGCGATTTGAACGGCCTTATCGGCTGAATATCCAAGCGATACTAATTCACGCACCATATTTTCAAATTGCTCGAGTATCTTATCAAGCGTTTGACTCGTCTGTGTCATTATCGCCACCGTTTAGATCATCATCGTCATAGGTTTGGTCTTGGGCTTTAGTATCGGCCGCTGCCTGCGCCTCTTTAACGATTGCGTCTTTAGTTTCCTTTTCCAAATTAGGCATATAAGCGTCAATTACTTTCTTCAAGATTTCATTGTCGAATGTGTCGGACTCAAATTCTAAGTCTTTAGCCTGTTGCGCCTGTGTAAGGCTTTCAGTAACATCATTTACCTTGAAATCTTTTGGATATTCGCAAAAATACTCTAGGTTATCGCCGCTCCATAGCTTATATAGCTCGATAATGTCGTACTCTGCATTCTCGCAACGCACCGCAAAGGCTGCGAGATTTTGATTAGTACGCTCGAAATCCCATTGTTTAGCAACTCCGCTCTTTGCTTGCTGTACACCGATTACACTATCAATACCGCTCATGCGATACATTTCGTTAATGAGCTTATCGATTTGGCCCATAAGCACCTCGGCTGGTCCTGTATCTGGTGCGATAAAGTTCGGCGCTTTGCTTGACTCAAATGGATATGCGAGCAAGTTATCTGTACCGATAGTTACATCTTGTAAGCCGTTATTATCGACTGGCATAGTTAATATGCTAAATGTTTGATTGTATAGAATTTGAGAGAGTAAAGAGCATAAATTATATACATGAGCATTTGTTTTAGCGATACTCAAATACTCTGGCGGTGGAAGAATATCACGCTTACGTGCCGCTCTGCCGAACCATTGAACGATTGGAATACGTCCGATATTATGATTGCCTTTGCCGATGAGTTTATTCTCATCATCTGTGATTTTCCATTCGGTAGGCGTCCATGTATGGCAACGTGCTTTGATTGTACCGTCCGCATTCTTCAAATAGGTTGCATAAGTAAATAATTTGAGCTTGCCGTTGTCGTCAAACTCATAATTCACTACGTTCTTAGGCTCAACAGCCGTGAGGTAAGGCATAGACCTATTAGCCAAAGTTTCAGCCAAAGAGCTGCCGAACTCACTCACGTTATCCACTACGATATACATAACGCCATACAGCTTAGCAGCTATAGCATTCTGCTCTATAAATTCCTGTAACGATGTGCCTTGACGGTCTACATCGTTGATAAACTCATCAAATAATACAGATTTTCCGTATTCTCGCTTGATTTCGTCTTTGAAGATAGGATCTACAGAGGCATTCAAAATAGGCCCTGTGTAGTTTAAGTAATACGCTATTTTGCGTCTAAAAGCGATTGACTGCGTACTCTCTCGAGCGTGTTCCGTAATCGCCATTCCAGTAGCGAACATACCGCTACCATAATAGGCGTCATGCAGCAGCTCATACTCCTCTAATCTAGGATTATTATTAATTATTGCCATATTGCCCCTTTCTAATTAATGTTAATTCTGCCGCTGCGAACCTGCGGCGCATTGATTTTCTCTGCAATTCCTGTGAGTGCGTCTGGTGCATCGTCATGTGCATTCTTGCCCTCTCGCTGATACTTTGTAATATCAGCGGCAAACTGCGGCCACCTATCACGCCAATTACGAGGCATATATACATGGTTCATAACCCATGTAGCATTAGACTGAATGCGAGCAATCTTATTGCCACTTTGATGAAACATATTGATCACGCACTTATTAGAGTTATATTTCTGTTTGAGTATGCTTTGAACATTACGGCTAAACCCTCGGCCGCCGTTATTGCTTTCTATATCGGCCACATTTACGCCGTTTCTATGCAGCATATCGGCTACTGCTGGCTCTGTGGTTTCCATAGCGTCTTTTGTGTAGACCACATCGAGTATATAAGCCTCGCCGTCATATACTCCATATGTGATACTAGCCAAGTAGTCGCTGCCAGTATCGGCGGTATCGGTATAGTTTTTAATACAAGAAAATAACACGTTACCCTTATCGTCTCTTGGCAACGTGTCATATGTGAGTATTTGACTGTAAAGGCAGCCCTTTAAGTCAATCGGTATTTGTTGATAGTTGGCGCTGGCAATATCCTCGCCCATAGCTCTTACTTTTGATGTGTAAGAAGCTTTGGATAGCACCTCTTCACATAACATTGTGCCATCATCTTGCAGGGCTTTCATCGTAATAACTTTGGCTTTAAATAACGGATCATCTTTAAAGTGCTCGATTGCACGGCCTGCTAAATCATCACTCGCCCAGCGTGTCATAATGATGATTATCTTTCCGCCCTCTTCAAGCCGTGAGAGCATTGTGTTAGTAAACCACTCCCAATGTTTCTCTTTCACGCTGGCATTGTAGGCCTCTTCGCTATTTTTAATGATGTCGTCAATGATTAAGAGTGTAGCGCCAAAGCCTGTAGCTGTACCAGTTGGCGAGGTTGCAAGATACGAATTAGTGTATCCCTCTAAGCTCCATAAATGGGCCTGTGCGTCGCCTGTTGCGACTCTCACATTTGGGAATACGTCGGAGAATACAATAATATCCTCGTCGGCCTTGCTTTCTTGCACCGCATTTCTAACTGACTTACTGAACATTTTAGAAAGCGTTTCATTATAAGAACCTGTCATTACTTTAATAGCTGGGTTATTGCCCATACACCATTGCGTAAGGTGCTGTGCTGTCAAACTCTTGCCATGCCGAGGCTATGGGGGCAGGTTCAATATAAGCACGTTATACTCATCATTTTTAATAAAGTCCTCTAGCTCATTGCACAGCTTAACTAAGTACTTACGGCTCTTTTTGTAAAAGCTGCCTGTCTTTAACTGGCAATAATAAAAGAACTCACGTCTTGCGAGTTCCCTTTTAGCTAACTGTATGATCTTCGCTTTATTATCTCGAACCTGCACACCCTCACCCCCTTTACACGGCTATATACAGATTGAGCCTATTCCTCACCAATGAGCTTTTTAATATCAGCCGTATCAATTCCCTCAAATGGGTTTTTCACTTCGACAGCTGCGTCAATATTCTTTGTATCCCTCCATGCCTCTGGTTTTCTGTTTTTAAGCCAGAATATTAGAGATGTAGGGTTCGGCTGCACATGTTTAGTAACAACTTTTGTTACAGCCATTTCAAGCTCCTCTTTCTCCGAATTGTAATGAGCCTCTTGAGTGATTTCATCATAAGAATAACCCATAGCACTTTTCAGCAAGGCATTTTCAACCATAATGTCTACTACTTCCTTACCTCTTTTTATGGCCTCCGCAAATTGAGGATATTTCTTTTTCCAATCATACAGAGTTGTAGTAGTAATGCCGATATTATGCGCTATCTGCTCATCTGTGAGGCCGTTGCGAGCCCAGCCCTCTAAGCGAATAAGGTTATCAGCCTCTAGCCATTCTTTATATAAGCCTTTTCGGCCTGCATTACTCTTTTTCTTTGTCGCCACGATCTCACCTCTTTTATGTGTAAATACAAAAACACCTCAAACAGAGTACCCTAATCTCTGCCGAGGTGTTTTTGCGTTGTTAGTATGTTTATAGTTGAAAGAAGGATAGAATGAAACGTATAATCACCATTCACCACTAACATAGTACCACATATATTTGGTACTGAATATGACAGCTTTATGACAATTTACAGAGCATATGCACCAAATAAATATATGCTCAAATCATCTATCCCTTTATCGAGCCACCTGTATACATTTCGCTCTACTGTGTTATGCTTTTCTGCGATTTCTGCGATCGTTAAATCGTTGATATACCTATCAATTACGCAGTCGCAATAGTGCTTATTATTATTAATGCAGGTTATACGGTACACCTCGAGCATTTTATCTATATGCTCTATGATTAACTCGGTACGTCGCTTACTTGCGAGAATGGTTTCAATCTGTAGCAGTCCTCTACGGTTAAAAACCTCATACAATACTGTTTGTAAATCGCTAGGTGTGAGGGTATCTTCCGCCCTTGCGATAGCACTCTTACAATGTGCTTTCATGGCTGTGTAGCCATCGAGTAGCGTTGTAGTGTTCTTATAAGCCCTTTCGTTTTTCTTGGCGAGCATATCCTCATTTCGCCTATTAAATTCGGTTAAGGCCGTTTGTGCTGCCGTTTCTGCCGCAATCTTAACGATAGCCTCTACCTCTAACTCGGAAAAAGTGCGCCCCTTACACTCCATTTAATCACCCCCATATGTAATGAAAGCCAGCAGCTAATAAAAGTATCATTCCGATTGCCACCAGAACGCTAAACGCAATAGAGGTTATGAATATAAGGCTTATGCGCCTATTGAATTTTTTCTCAACGGCCAAGTGTGCCGCCAATCGTGCTTTTTCTAATTTTTGCATTCGTCCATAATCTATATAGCCTTTAAAATGTAGGCGATCATTATTATTCTGACTTTCCAATTCTAACCGCCTTTCCGTTCTTGACTTTGTAAATAATTTCTTCCTCAAAATGTACGCCGTTAGGTATGCGCTTATTTCTGATTAGCCATTGACGAACCAGTTTTTCTAAACCTATTTCAAATTCTTTAAATTCGCCATCCGATAAATTTGAAAGTGTATTAGTATCATGTATCTCGTCGCTTATATCATTTTTTATGCTGCTGATTATCATGTAAGCGGCGCCTGCGGTATAAGGCCACCACTGGGAGCAACGCACTAGATAAAATATATCCTTGCCGCACCTTTGAGCCTCTTTTATGCCTGCTGCTTTAGCCTCTTTTAGGCCGTGTATTTCGTTTTCTCGAGTCCATTCATAATGGCCGCTTTCAAGAGTGATGATGTATGTATTATTTTTCATTGTAGACACCTGCTAATTTTACATTATTTAACTCGGTGCAATGGGTCTCTGCTGCGCTCCAGCTAGTCGCACCAAAACCAAAATAATAAACCTTTCCATTGTCATATTTTGCAAAATATCTTTTTATTTTTTTGCTTTTATGATTGATTATAATAGGAGTATTCACCGACACCTCGCGCCAGTCAACAATACCGAGATACTTGCCAATATCCAGATAATTCGGCTCGTTGAAATCTGGTAGTAAATCGCTTAATAAATCAATTCGCTCAAAATCGCCGCTAATATATGTGTGCTCGTTCTTGGTTTTCGGCTGTTGCTTTGTAGCTAAATATCCACCCAAGCCACCAGAATGAAAAATATACTTAAACCCTCTATCATATAGTTTTTGTAATAGCCATTTACGGCCCTCTTTATCGTTCATGCAATCAACTCCTAACCGCCTAATGTTGGGCATTCGCATTCCCAGTAATAATCCTTGAATTTATGCTCCTTATAAAGTACGACCTCACCTTTATTATTTATCTCAAATTCTTCTACAAATTCCATGCCTCGCTCATAACACTTGCCCTTTATATCGAGATTATATTTTTTTGCTAATTCTACATATCCTTGTCCACTCACGCTCCAAGCGTGATGTATTTTGACAACAAAAACGCCTATCCCTTCTTCGTTAAGTATGATTGAATCGTTAGCCTCTTCTACATCGTCGCTATACACACACGAGCGGTAAAGCGACTTCAAAAACACTGTTCGCTCTGGTATGTCAGGTATCAAATCAGAAAAGCACATCTCAGGGTTAGCCCCCTTAAATTCGTTTGTTATAAACTTGATTAAATCTTCTTTAGAGCCTCTAAACTTAACCCAGCCCTCGCACCAATTTGGCATATTTTTTCACCTCGTTATTGTTATTAATATTTTTTCAGTAGTAAAGCTATTTTCTGTTAATTGAACTTTTCTATCTAGCATTTTAAGCTCGATAATATCCTCGACGATTAACACTTTATACCCCATGCTGTCTTTAATTTTTATGAACACTGTGCGATCACTGTTCTGATTATCCTTAGCAACCTTACGAGCATATTGTAAGGCTATATTCAAATCATTATCAGTCATATAATCTCTACATTTCAATGTGAGATATTCGCATTTTTGATAGGCTTTAAACTCAACCTCATCAAACCCGTGTTTGAATAGTTCCTCTGTGCTCATCATTTGTTAGCCTCTTTGTTGAGCATTTTGCATAATTCTTGTTTTACATACGCTCTTATATCTTCAACGCTTTTGCATAGTGCATTATGTTCTAAAATTTCAGCGCTAGATATGCTGCTCAAATCAACTCTTACACCACAATTTTTATAACGCCAGATATATCCATATATTCTGGTATTAACTAGAACAGCCTCTCTTTGCTCAATAGAGGGAACGATTATATCGTTACCTATAACAATGGTTAAAGCTGTTCTTAATTCTGTTAGATCTAGCGCACTTTCAAATCTGTTCATGCACTCCACCTACTTTTTGAGCTCTGCGCTAACATACGCCACTAATGATACTGCGAATGTGCCAAGAGTTAAGCCAATCAATCGCAATACATCGCCGCCAGTAACTCCGAATAGTCCAATTAACCAAAGTACTGACGCAATAGCAAGCGCAATAAGCTCAACTTTCATCGCTAGAATAAGTACTATGGATACCGTGTATAATAATGCTTTCATTTTTTTACCTCATTTCATCTGATACTCAAATCTTATGTCCGTTTTAGGCGCATTGATCATAATAAAAATGCTATGATGTGCTGGCGATTTTGTATATTCGCCTGTTTCGCTTATGAACTTAATGCGCTTAGTCGGAACATATACACTTATATTGGTTTTGCTAAATAGCTTGTGCCGTTGTACCCCCCCAATGTATCTATGGGTAATACCAGTACACATGGCTTGCCTGTTTCAATGCATTTAGCTATAATCTCATCTTTATTACTATATGGCGGGTTAGATATTAGATAATCAAACTCATATTGACTGGTTAAAAAATCAGTAATGCCATATATAGCCAATGGATCATATTCTTTAGTGATTACCTTTGTAAAATTGCTTTTCTCTGTGTCGAATGGCAGCAGCACCCTAGCACCTTTAGGCGGTGGAAATATCTCGAGCATAGATTTTACTGTTTCAAGCGGCGTATACCATTCATCACTTTTCGAGCCTTTTATAAGAGCTTGTTTCATATATCCCCATTCTCTCTAAGGTAATCATCATACTTAAATAAGCGCTTTCCGCATTTTGCACATGTACACCATTTGTTATAGCGATAATTTAAGCCCTCATACATATCGCCATTGTCGCACTCTTCACCTATCAAACTTACAATATACGGAACATTTCCGCTAACACTTGCATTGATTTCAAATTCTGTACAGCCACAAACAGGGCAATGACCTAAAAAGCTTATCTGTTTATACTCATTCATTTTATGCACCCTTTCCAGTCGCCTAATGTAAATATAGGCATTCCCATTTTTAAAGCGTGATCATGCTCACCTCTGCATCCTCTGCTATGTTCCCAATCATCACAAAGCACTAACACATCGCAATGGCTCAATAAACCTAAACAAATATCAAGCCCTCTTTGGTATTCATCGCCTGTTAAGTACATAAAGCCGTAATTGTGAATTGGTGATACATAATCATGTGTGCTATCGTTCATGACTAACTCATTCATGATTTTATCTATTTTGTTTTTGTTGCTTTCCTTACCGCCGTAAGGGTGAGCAACGTATACTAATAATTTATTCGTCATACTAACCTCATTTAGCCTATTACTGTAAAACTCGCTCACTCTCTAGCGTTCCCATTCCTTTTATTTCGTCGATGAGCGCCTCTTTAGCCTCATTGAATAGCTCTGTATCCTCACCAGCTACAATATACAAGGCTTGCTCTGCTACATCGCACACAAAGGATAATAACTCTACCGTATTACACTCCTCTGCTGTGAGCGTGAAGTGCTTTCCGTCATATTCAGCTTTTATGTTTCTGTTCATAAGCACCTCACTAGTCTTGAATTACCAATTTATCAATTTCAAGCTCAATACAATCAACGTATACATCGAGCGTGCCGTCTACATTGCCGCAGTCAATCGTGATTTGATCATTGATAGTTTTCAGTACTTGCTCTTTTAATTTCTCGGCATGAGCCTCGCTATTAGCATTGAGCCAAATATCAAGGCCGACAGTACCTATCAGCTGCAACCTGTACTCTTTTTCATTCTCATTCATGGTGTGTGATGTCCTTTCATCATGAGTTTTCTGTATTCCTTATACGATATTGAGGCAGGGGCTTTGGGTTTTGCCTTAGCCCCTGTCGTGGCAACCTTACAGCGTTTAGGCTTTTGAGTGGTGTCGCACTCTCTAGCTTTTTGCCGTGCGTACTCATCGAGTAAGACAGTATTTTCATTAATTGGCTGAATAGTGATCTCGGCCCTCGGTCTGTCTTTGTCAATACCTGCAATTTTCGAGCCGTCATAATTGACGATGTATTTATCATCATCAATCACGCCAGCCGCTTGCAATATGTCTGAGGTTGCTTGTAATAGGCCTACCAAATCTGGCCAATGCGCTCGATTTTGTAAATAATAGCGGCACAGCACCGATACTGGCCCATGAACAGCCTGCACTCGAGCCAGCTGCACGAGAGCAACTTTCTCATATGCTTTAAACGCTTTTGATGGTAAGATTACACGTTTATTATTGATGAGTGCTATTCTGCTGCCGTTTTTTTTCGTTCTTGGTTGGCCCAGTATTACAATTTCCAACTTTACACCTCTATACAATCAATACATTTCACTGAATATAATCAGCAATCTTATAAGTTTTTGTTTCTTGTACCACAAATGCTCGGTTCTCATAGCCATGACGTTTTTCCCACGCTTGGAATACTTTTGTTAGTTCTTTACTTAGTTCGTCAATGTGTTCACTTTTAACATCTTTCATGTAATCGTCTGAATATTCTGCAATTTCATCATTTAAGTTGTAATCACACACATTCCAAATTACACGTTCACCATCTACCTCAGGTACGTATCGGTATGGATGACCTATTTCTATTGTTGTTTGTAATAATTTTTCTCGACTTAAAGCATCAAAATCACCGTAGTCATATTCGTTATTGACATAATCTTCGATAGCATCTTTAATGCTATCTTGCGGTTCACCAGCGTATTCATCCTCACACCAACAATATTTTGTTTCATCTTTAACTAACATCTCTACACCTCCTATATATCTTTCAAATTATTTTCTAATTCTATGCGGAAAATTTCGTTATTTTACCACCTCTAGCTATCCGCTCGATAATTCCTATCGTGAGAATTTTAAACTCGCCTTATAGGGCGTTTAAATGAATTTTGGTTATCTATGAGAACAGCCCATAAACACAGCCTCTTGATATTCACCTCGTAAGCGATCATATATACGCTGGCTGTAGTTATCCTTTGTCCAGCTATCACTATAGTTAGTAGTGAGTATAATCGGCCGCATTCTGTTATAGCGGTCTATTATGATACTCTCAACCTTTGCAGCTACCCATTCAGATTTTGAGTATTCAGCTCCAAAATCATCTAGCAGCAAGAGCGGTACATTCCGCAGCTTTTGCTTATAGATCATGAATGCCACGCTATCACCTTTGGATAAGGTGAGCATATTATCCAAGAGATTTGGCATAGAAATCATTAAGCACCCCTTGCCAATCTCTAGCGCCTCTTTTAAAAGGCACACACCGAGAGAGGTTTTCCCTGTACCTGCTGGGCCCCTTAGTATGAGGCCCTTGCCTGTGTTTAGGTTTTCCTCTAGGTGCTGCATGTAGTCATTCACTATACGATAGGCCTCGGCGTTTTCCTTTGGGAATGTTCCGTTTTTCTTTAACCACTCAAAGCTCATATCGTAGTAGCGTTTAGGAATGCCAGACACTCCATAGGTCTGGCTTTTATCCTTTTGAATAACCATAGGCTTATCATAGACAGGCTTAAAAAATTCATAATCAGCCTTTACCGTGCACCCTTTCATACTCGGCTTGCCAATCGACTGCCTCATCTTTTCGATTGCTGCCGTTACGTCTATTCGTTTCATTTTCTAACCTTTGATTTTTTAATATCCCCTCTACATATCTAATACTTGACTTGCCACGCTCATGAGCGATATTCACGGCCTCGCTAGTTTCCTGTAAGCCGTATTCACTCACTAAATCATCAAGAATGCCTTTCACATAAGATGAGACAACGCCAAAGTGTTTAGTCCACAGATCATAGATTTCTAAATTTAAAACAGGCGAGTGAGTTTTCTCCTTTATCTCTTTTTCTCTAGTTGTAGATATAGTTATATCTCTATCTCTGTGTTCTATCTCTTTCTCTATCTCTTTCTCTATCTCTTTCTCTATCTCTTTCTCTATCTCTACGTTACACAAATGTTTCACTTGCGTTACATCGGTGTTACATTGTAACGCTTTTTGACGTTCTCGGTGCTTGCGAACCCTTGCAGCGCCTGCGGTTTCGCACCCTGTACTATCTTTCGTGTCTGGCAAGTAATATTCATCTTCCGAACGCATTTCGAGCAAGCCACTATTTAAGAGATATGTAACAGTAATTTGTACATTTTCCTCGCTTTCGTCGAGATCAAGAGCCAGCTCAGAGCAAAAATTTTCCTCTAGGCCGTCAAAATAGAGTTTTCCCTCGCTCATAATTGAGCGTAAGAGCATTTTTAAATAAATAATGGTGTATGTGTCGCCGCCTGCGATTTTTCTCAAACGCTTAATCTCTTTACGTTGGAAAAAATCTTTATGCAGCTTTAACCAAAAATATCGCTTGGGTTCTGCCATATATCCCCCTTTCTATTTAACAGGTGATAACGTAATATAATCTCTATCGCTCGTCTTACGATATAGCCCAATCTGTAGGCCGTAATCTAAAATGCTTTTTATATTATTTGCGGAAACGCCTGTTTTCTTTTCGGTGCGTACCATAAAGGTAGGCGTATAAGGAATATCAACCAGCTTTAATGCTGCGATATGATCCCTCACTTTCACCCATTCTGCACCAAATTGAGCAAGCATTTTGTCATTATTATTCACGGCCTACTACCTCGCCTGTGTTGGCGTCGATGATCTCGCCTGCTACGTTGTAGGTGTCGCCGCTAGTTTCTGCTGTTGGCTCGTCATATTCGGCGTCGATAGTTTCACCGCTGAAATCAACGTCAAATTCGCCGTCTTTATTCATGGAAATGACGCCGCCGTCATTACTTAATGCTTGACTCATTTGAACGCTTTCAATGCTCAAAGGGCCGAACTTAGAAAGCAACCGTTTAAGCACGGTTTTCTCAGCCATTACGTCAAAGTCGGCTAAACCCCATTTATCAGTACCGCCCTTATAGCTTTGACTATATTTCTTAGCGTGTGCCTGCATTTCATCAAGCGTCATGAATAGCATTTTTTCAAAGCCATTAGTTAGGCGAAAATAGGCTAGATAACCAATGACTTTATCACCTGTACGATCACCGAACTTGAACTTATCAAGCAAGCGATTTTCGTATTCAAGCTCGCCCTCATATACAGTCTTGGCGCCAATATCAACATATTGGCCGCTGCGTTGTGCGAGTTGGATATAGCCTTTATATCCGAGCTGGAACTGTGCAGCACCTTTATAAGGGACGATATACGCAAATCCTAGAGATTGGTTGATTGGCAAGTCCAACATAGCCGCCTGTGCTGCTGCCCCAATGACGGTGGCAGGATCTGCTTTCATCAAGTAATTATTGTTATTTGTAACTGCGATAATGCTGCTCATAAAGCCTGCGGCCTTTCGGCCGAGCATTTCCTCAAATTTTTTCTTATATGCTGGGCTTTCTAGCATGCCTTTTAATGTTTTAGCCTCTTTTGCGGCTGTGATAGTGTTTTTCTTTAATTCAATACCTGTTGTAGTTGCCATTAGATTTTAATCTCCCCAATAATTAACACGTCATTTTCAAAATCGATATATACCCATTTTATTTCAGCTGTATGCTCAGATGTATCTAAAGGCGTTCTGATAACTACAGCAAACTCATCAGGAACGGCCTCGAGTAGTTTTCTTAGGTTATATACTTCCATCATTTCACCTCAAATCTACGACTAGGCTCACCCTGCTTGATGTAGTTTGTATATAAATCTGGGTGATCACTCTTGAACGTTTTGCTGTCAAACAATTCTCTGGGCTTGCTAGTTTTCCACGATACAACATACTCACCAGCCGTAGCCTTTTCGTTATCTTTCATATAGTCCTTTAAGAGATTTTCAATACCTCTCTTTTGAGCCTCTAGCTCTGTGAGTTGGTCTTTGATTTTCAAATAATCAAGTACAGCGTTGCTATATTCAGCAGGCAACTCTATAGCCTTGCCGTTGCTTTGCTGATAGATTTTTTTAAGTGCCTCGCTGCAAGCTTTGCTATCATCTGGCGCTGGCATTGTCTTTGTTTCGACTAAATTCCAGAACTCTCGGCCAGTTTCTACAATCGCCTTGATAATCTCCTCGTTACGCTTGATTTCTTTGTAATAGAACGTATTACCCCCTACAAGGCATGCTATCCACCAGCTAGATTTACCAGTTACCGCCATATAATGGTGGCACTGGATATAATAGGCATCTGGTACGTTGTCGCCTTCCCATTCTTCTTTTTTGAATGCGTTCGCTGTTTTGCATTCGAGGCCTGCATCGACTCCCACTATCTCTCTGTCAATATTTGCCAAGAGATAAGGGTACTCCTCAGACTGCAATGTGAAATTGTTGTTTCTAACTTTCCACCCTGTACGCTTAGCGAACTCTTGCGCTACAATATCCTCGAGGATAGTGCCCCAATACATCGGTTCGCTTTCCTTTTCCTCGACTGTGTCGCTGGTTTTGTCGAGCCATACATCAAGAGGGCTGCGCCAGTTATTAACGCCTAGTACGGCGCTCATATCAGAACCACCAAGCCCTAGCTTGCGAACCTTTAGCCATTCTTCTCGAGTGGCGTTTTTGCTGTCAAAAATCTTTTTGAATGTCATGTGTGATGTTCCTTTCTTTGACTTTTAACGATAATTAATATAAAATTGTGTTGTGTGATGTTCCTTTTTAAGGAATATAGAGCCATTCGCTTTTTGTGAATGGTTCTTTTTTATGCCAAAATACAGATCATAGAGTAGATACTGTATAAGACAGCTAGAAATGTGCTTACCATGCATAGCGTCGCTAATACCTCAATTACCATTTAATTAAAGCCTCACCAGTACACCACCAGTAAGCAGTGGCAAAGAAAAAAACCAATGTTAAGAAAGTGAATAAAGCCATTTGTAACGATGTAGGCTCATCACTTTTGCCTAGCCGTCTAGCTTTCATCGGCTTTCTGTGTCTTGCTTTTAATTGTTCAGTCATCATTTTTACTATTTCCTTTCTTTAAAGTGATATACCAGTTGGCTTAGAATGTCGCCATATGTCCAGCCCATTAATTTATGAGCTTTCTTTAGTTGCTGCGTTCTTGTTTTCATACTTCTTTTTTCTCCATTCTTCAAAATCTTTTATATTTTGAGTGTTTTGGTAAAAACTATATATTTCATCTACTAGCAATGTCATAGCTGCACACCTGCATAGCGATTAATAAAATATAACTGCCCTTTTCCTGTTACTTTAGGCGTTTTGTTAATGCTTGTTCTGCCGTCTGAATGAGTAATAGCCGTTTCTTTAATTCTGAAAAGCCCCATTTCCATAGCTCTTTGAGTTGGCATATTGTAAGAGCCGCCTTTTCTTGAAATCAGATAGCCCTCATTTCTTAACCGCTCAAATAACCTATTTTGCCCAATATTGTGGCCGTTTTGGTTTAAAAGTTTGGCTAGATCACCGATTAAAATATCGGTATCGCTAGTACTTACTGCGTCTGCGAATAATACTTTCGGCTTCTGTTCCTCTAATAAGGCTTTTGTTTGGTTATGCGCCTCGATTTCGTTGGCGTATAATTTCAATGCGTCTGGTAATGTTCTAGGGATATTCATGCTATACGTTCCGTATTTTCGTAAGCTAGGAAGTACATCGTGCGTTATCCAACGCTTGAACTCTTTTGCCTCTGGTTTTCGACTTGATAGCACCAAACTATAGAGGCCGTATTCATTAACTATTGATTTTTCTGGATTGCCAGCAGTACCGTCATTTAAAATGACACTATTCTTCTCGTCATAATCAAGTCGACTCAATGCTTGTCTTGAATTGTTAATTTCTAAGCAATCACATACATCTTTTGCTACAAACCAAGGCTCATTATCTTGTAGGATAATTCGCACATTTCCAAACATTGCATTATTAAATACTTGTAATTCGTTCATTTTTTCACCCACTTTTATAAGAAGTAATCAACTGTTACGCCGAAATAATCAGCGATTTTTTTAAGGGTTGTAACGCTTGGCTTATAATCGCCTTTGCGCCACGCCGTAACAGATGATGTATGCAAGCCTAAATCTTTGCACATTCTATAAGCTGTTACGCCGTTCTCTGTTAAGAGAACCTCAATTTTTTTATATTCCATTGCCTCACCCCTTTCTATGTGATAGAATTAGTTAAGAAATATTAATTAATTTCTATTACGTCAAGTTTTCTTAACGTTCCCTATGGCTATATAATAGCACAGAAAACTGAACGTACCTAGTAAACTTTTCGTAAATCTTTCTTAACTATTTTATAAAGTAAGGTCAGAAAAATGTACGAAAGATTTAATAATTTGTTGCAAGAAAAAGGATTGACCGCATACAAAGTAGCAAAGGCTACTGGCGTGTCTAGGTCTACCCTCGCAGCATGGAAAAAGAAAGAATACACGCCAAAAATGGATAAGTTGCAAAAGTTGGCCAATTATTTGGGGGTATCGTTGTATTATTTAACTGGCGAGGTGGACGATTACGATATAATGCGTCAACAAAAGATAGACTTTATTCATCAATGTGGCGTTGATATTGATTTCACATTGTATGATGATGAGGCTGTAGATGATTTATACGTAGCATGCGCACTCAAAAAAGATGTGATCCATAATTTAGAGTTACCAGAAATTAAAAAAGCGCCCTCTACGCTAGTAAGCATAGAGAACGCTGAGGGGGTTAATTTAAAAGCGGTACTCGAAAAGGATAATATATTGTCTTATGGTAAGCACATCATTACAGACGAGGAACGTGCTACAATAAAAGCGCTTATAGAGGCGTTTTTAAAAACCAAGTAAAGGGAACATTAAGGGGAGTTATGTATATGAAAAAGTTAGTTATTGCTGCTTGCCTATTGGCTAGCATGTCATTTTCTGCTGTTGCTATCAACCCAGCGGCGCCATTTGTACCAGCATATACTACAGAAAAAGGTGTAAATGTTAGCGTAAGAGCTGATTTAGATATAAAGAATTATGACGGCGGCAGCGTCGAAATATTGCTGTACACTCAAATAGATAACCCAGAAAAGCCATATATTACATGGAAATTGAACCATTTTTATTATGCGCTAGATCCGCACGGAACAGGAAAGCCTATATCTGTACTATATCGAGTGGATAGGGTTACAAATTTCTCGAGAAATTCTGATTATGTAATGAGTGGCAGCGTACAGCCTACCCAAATCGTGCCTATTGTTGAGGGTTCCAACGAATACAAAACAGCTATATATGCTTATAATTTTGCTGTGCAAAGTGGCAAAATGGCCGAGGCGCAAGCTAAATATAATAAAGGCAAGAAATAAAAAAAGAGCCCCTATTAAGGGGCTCTATTTCTACCTAAAACCAAAAACCGCCGAGCATAAACTTCGGCGGTTATGGTTATCACATCTTTACTTCTTAATAAGATTGTACCATTGAAAGGAATATCACACAATGACAAATAATAAAGATTTACAAACAGGTGTTATATACGCCAGATATTCAAGCGATAAACAAAGAGATGAGTCCATAGAGGGCCAAATAAGAGAATGCACCGAATACGCTCAACGTGAGGGCATATTAATTACTAAAATATACACAGATAGAGCCCTCTCCGCTCGTACGGATAACCGCCCAGAGTTCTTGCAAATGATCCGTGATAGCGCTAATCAATCATTTAATTATGTTATCGTCTATCAACTCGATAGGTTCAGCCGCAGCCGTGAGGATAGTGCTAAATACAAAGGCATATTACGCCGTAATGGTGTTAGAGTATTAAGTGCAAAGGAACATATTACCAATGAGCCAGCTGGCATTATTCTCGAGAGTATGCTCGAGGGTATGGCCGAATATTACAGCGTTGAGCTATCTCAAAAGGTTAAACGTGGCATGACTGAAAACGCACTAAAGGGAAAGATGAACGGCGCTGCTATTCCGCTTGGCTATGACCTAACAGAAAGCCACCATTTGGCCGTGAATGCTCACGAGGCTAAGGCGGTAAGGTTAATATATGACTTATACTTAAAACAGAACTCTATAGCTAAAATTAGCGATATTTTGCATAGTAAGGGCTATCTTACAAAGAAAGGCCGCAAGATTTCACCTAGTGTGATTAAAAATATCCTATCTAATGAGAAATATATAGGCGTGTATAGCTGGGGAGATGTTCGCATTGAAAACGCTGTGCCGCCTATAATATCTCAAAAGGTGTTTGACGAGGTACAGCAGGTTATGCCTAATAGAATTAAGAATAAAGGCCGACGCTCTGAAATGTATAATCTCTGCGGCAAGCTCATTTGTGGTGAATGTGGCGGCCACTACGCAGGCTCTACAGCTACATCACGCAACAAAGAAAAGCACCATTATTACGTATGCACTAATCGCCGTAAATATCACACTTGCACAGCCCCAAATATCCGCCGTGATGAATTAGAGGATTTAGTTATTAATAGAACGCTTGAAATTCTAAATCAGCCCTCAAATATCGCTCGTATAGTCGATTTAGTTATGTCTGGCTATAGCAATACTACCCAAGAGGCTAAAACGGCCATACATGGCATAAATAATAAAATTAAGGCTATTGATACAGAATTAGATAACTGCATGAGTGCAATTAAGCAAGGTTTTATTACGGAACGCCTAAAAGGCGAAATAGAAAACCTCGAGAATGAACGAAATAACCTATTAGAGCAAAAAGCGAACCATGAGAGCGCTCTTATACCTATTAAATTTACAGCGGATCATATCGAGTATTTTCTCGAGAGAATGGCAAAAGAAAACCCTACCACTAAGGCAGGCCGCTCTCGTATTCTTGATACTTTTATTAAGAACGTAACCATATATAGTGATAGGGTTGAAATTGTATTCAATTATAAGAATGAATTGCCAGCATTTAGCAATCAATGCGCTACTGGTTCGCATTTTAAAGTATTGGTGGGCCCACCTGGGTTCGAACCAGGGACCGACCGGTTATGAGCCGGTTGCTC